ATTTACTCTACGTCCTTCCAGCCTGCTGGAACGGGTATGCTTCTTGCTGATGCTTCTGCCGGTTTCTTTGAAATGATTGTTGCACAGGACATGACCACCGAAACTGAAGTGCTTCAGAAGTCTAAGGATCTTTGGGGTAGAGTTTATGAGTGTGTGATTCCTGTTGTCTATGATGCAAATGCGATTTGTAAATTAACCGAGATTTGAGGTTGATGATTTACAATGTCTTGGAGTAATATTGCAGAACTGCGTGGATTGGTAGAGACTGAAATACCAGATTCTACCCTCCAAGATATTCTTGATATTGCACAAAGATACATTGAATCACGCATTGGTGTTCAAACAAACCCCTCATATGAAATCCAAACGGCTCATCTTTTTAAATCAGCTGCACTCACTCTAAAGCGAATGAAAACAAACGGCGAATTGCCGTATATGTCAAAGTTGGGGTCAGCCCAACAGTATAATGAGATTGACGATATAATTAAAATGTATGAAGCAGAAACGTCAGCATTAATTCGCAAATCAATATTCAGTGTTCAGAAAGCCTCAACTGGATTACCATATGTTCGTTCAAGATGTAAATACGTTGAGGATGAGGAAAATGGGTAGCACAGAATCATGCGAGTCACAGCATTGTCGTTTACGAACTGATATTTTATGTGAGGTTCAGCGTAGGGAAGAGAAGCAGGATGAACGATTTCACGCTCTTATTAATGAATTGAGATTGGATTGGAAGGAGACAAAGAAAGAGGTAATATCAATTAAAGATACGATGATACAGGGTTTTATAGCATTGATTGTTGCTATTGTTGGTGTTTATGTTTCTTACCTCTTGTTAAATGTTAATGGATTTTTTTAAGGTGGTTTTATGCAACAGAGTGGGTTTAAAATGAATAATATATTAAAGAAATTAGGCGCTTATTGCACCTTTCTTATTCAGGATTCTATAACCCCCTCTGACACTTTTTATCAAGAATCAACCACCACATATAAAGAAGTAAAATATTGGGCTGTTGTTCTCCCTGCCCGCGCATATGACTTACATTCTAATGTATTTGGACGTTTAGATCGCACTGGAGTTGAACAATTTGGTATCATCAACATTTTTATTAGTATTACAGATGGTGATACTCTCGAAATCAATCGGGATTATTACTCTGATTCTATAGGACGCTACCAGATTGTCGGTAAGGAAAAATATGGAACCTCTTACTACCTGCTTGAGGCACACCTGGAGACTGCATTATGAAAATAATAGTGCAAGGTGTAGAGGAAACCAATCTTAAGTTAAGTCAGATTCTTGCTGCTGTGCAGGAGAACGTTGATAAAACGCTTGATTTGTTTAGTAGTGACATGACAAAGGAGATCAAGGACTCTGCTCCGTATGATACAGGACGCTACATGAGTTCTTGGTTTTACGAGCGTAAAGAATCATTGAAGTATGCAATCATAAGTCAAAATTCATACGTTCCTTACAATATATATCTTGTGTTTGGCACAGAGAAATTCAAACCGATTGCCAATGAATCGAGATATAAGTATTCTGATCCTGAACGTGGTATTATCCATGATGTAAGACAGATTAAGTTTATTTATAGTATTAAACTTGGTCAGTTAATTAATCGTATGAACTTACTTAATGTAAATATATCATTAGCGGGGTTATAATGGATATAGATGGTGTTTTAAAAGAGATTGCTAATTTTATCGAGGAGAAAATTCCAGAACTCGATAATAAGGTTACTACCATTTATCCCGAATCAAAAAGATTCGCTCCCCCTACCGTTGTAATAGACATTGTAGCGGGGAGAGAAACCCTAATCATCGATGGATCAAAGACTCATGAGTTAGTGCGCGTTGCAATCATTTCTGATAAGAAGAGTGAGATCAATCGTATTTTTAATCTTATTACCGATGCATTTTTAAATCATGGTCGGGAGTTAAAGACGGGCATTTACAAAGGTATAAGTTATATTTCTCCCGTTGCTCCCGCATTTGTTGAAAAGGATAGTGCATTGAAACGTGAATTGGATATTGTTGTAATTGAATTTAAAAAGAGAGGTTGAATTTTATGGGACAGAACGCAGGTTATACTACAACCGTAGAATATGTTAAAGAAACTACTTTTGGTACAATGCCTACGAATCCTGAAATGGAATGGATTGGTATTGTTACTGATGCTAAGTTTACGGATAAACCGAAATCGTTTTCCACGCGGTATTTTACTGATGCTGCCTACACTGATCCGAAGTCTGCTGCCTACAAGCATATTAAGACTGTGATGGAAGCAGGCGTAGAGATCGAGTATGTGCCACAGGGTATTTTAGATGGGTTCTTAGGATTTGCACTTGGTGGTGATACTTCTTGCACTGGTCTTGTAGATGGTATTAATTCCGTTACGATTGGTGCAATTATTACGGGTGGAACAAATAAGTATGTTGTCTATAAGGGTTGTGTCGTAGATGAGTTTACGCTTACCATTCCTGAAGATGATGTGCTGAAGTGTTCTGCTAAGTTTACTGCTGCTGATGCCACCGCACCTTCCGCTTCTGATTATATTGGAACGGGTAGTAATGCAACGGAGAGCACCGATGCAATGCTTACATGTGATGATGTAAGTGCCATTCAGTTAAGCACAGACAATGGTTCTACCTGGGCTAATGCTACTGATATTGTGCGTGAGATTGAGTTGTCTATTTCCAATAAGAACGTTTATCTCAAGGATCTTGCCTCTACTAACAGCACCCACATTGCAGGTGTTGTAAACGTAGGTAAGGACGTTAAACTTGGTCTTGAACTGTATTATGATGATCTTGAACTGCTTACACAGGTTCGGGCACTTACACAGTGTGGATTTAGGTTTACCATTGATGGTAAGACGTTTACCCTTACCGGGGTTCAGTTCCCTGAGTATCCCCTTGATATCAAGCCTGATGAGGTTATCGGGGATAAGATTGAATCGCTGCAAGTTACCGGGCTTACTATAACCTAAATATTTTTACTGATTATTATGGTTAACGTTATTATTAACAATGAAACATATGAACTGACTGATGAACCTTACCACGGCATTGTGCGTAAAGTTCGTAAGATGCAGAGAGCAATGCTTATTGATTTTCTATCCAGGTTCAAGGATGAACTTGACGATAGTATGAAAATTGAAGATGCTCTTGCCATGATTACAAATAAGCATCCCGATGAAATTATTGAATATTCAGAGCGTGAGGAAGATTTCATCATTGTTACTACGATTTCTCTCGCTACAAATAAGATGTGGTCTATAGAGGATTTTGACAATATTCCTATTGGGGAAATGGATAAGATTTTCCAACAGTGTAAGGATGTTCTTGGTGGCGATGTGAACCGTTTTTTCAGAGGTTACGCGACGAATATACAGGAAGCGCCGAAGGAACTCAAGTTGAAGAAGAAGTAGGACAACTTTCTTTTTCAAATAATAAAGTAGCAGAAGTGCGTAAGAAACTCAAGGGACGTAAATACTTACGCAATCTTCTAGAAGAAGATACTTATTACAAGAAAATAGCACGATGGAAACATGCATTGCGTAATGGGTCTGACGATGAAGATTTCGCTGATTTCGTGCTTATGGATGCTTTTGGTTGGTCATGGGATGAAATAAACAATATTCCAGAACAGAAGTATCTTGCTATTTCTAAAATATTGTCCTTAAAGAATGCTGAAGAAGCAAAGCAGGCCAAGCGCCAAAAGAATAAGAAAAGGTGATATTGATGCAACTTGGAGATAATGACATTGTAATTTATGTCAGCGGTAATATTACTGACTTACAAAATAAGATGGCACAGGCACAAAGTATTACTGCCGCTACAAGTGCATCAATGGCTGCTACATTCAATCGTGCAATGCGTAGTGTAAGCGATACAATGCGAAGAACAGGCAACACCCTGGTTGGTGCTGCTGGTGCTGCTTCGATTGGTGTTATTTATCCCATTACACGCATTGCATCTACTATTTTTGATACAGGTAAGGAGTTTGATTTACTCTCACAAAAAACTGTATCAGTCTTTGATTTAATGGGTAGAAGTGTAAACGATGTAAGGGAAGATTTACAGCAGTTTGCGTATGATCTTGCCGGTTCAACAATGTTTACTGCCAATGAGATTATGGAGTCCATGTATGGCATGGCACAGGCAGGTATGCAGGTTGAAGATGTTTACGCTATAATGCCCGAAGTAATCAACCTTGCAACGGCACAGTCCACTGATCTTGATACTGCCTTCAAGATGTTGTTTGCTACTCTTTCTGCTTACAATATGGAAGCAACAGAAGCAACACGTGTTACACATGCTATTGCTGCTGCTGCTAGTGCATCAGTCCTTGATGTTGAAGATTTAACCTTTGCACTCAAATATATTAATCCTTCTTTTGCCGCTTTAGGATATAGCCTGGAAGAAGGACTTGCAATGGCCTCAATGCTCCGTGACTTATCGTTTACGGGTCAGAATGCAGGTAGGATTCTTCGAGACGCTTTCACTGATTTAATTGCACCTACAGCAGAAGCAGCAAGTATTATTCGTAAATATAATCTTTCTATCTATAAGAATGGTGATGTGTTAAACGGACTTGTCGCTGAATATCATAGTGCTGTTGAAGCACTTGAACAAATGAAGAGTAGCACATCTGCATCAAATGAAGAGATCCAAAAACACAAAGACTTTATGTTAGAACTAGAACGGCAGATGCAAGGTTTAGATACATCGTCTGAAGAGTGGAAGAGTTTAAAAAAAGCACTCGATGAAGCGAGGTTTGCCGAAAAGGTAATGAAAAATGAAGTCAAAAAATCTAATTCTGAAATTGAAAAGCAGACTGCAAAAGTAAAAGCCCTTGAGAAACAGGTTAATGCGTTCTCCGCTACTGGAATAAAATCACCTGCTGAAATCTTCTCCGAATTTAATCGTGCCATGTCAGAGGGTATGACTGAAGGCGAGTTTTCCAAAATCTTCGGTAAACAGTCATACGCTGCCATGATCCAGATGTCAAAAGGACTCGAAGAATACGGTGAACTTTTAGAGCAGATTACGTATGATGTTGAAAAAGGTAGTGAGGCAACACGACAGGCAGACATTATTCTTCAATCAGCAGCAGCACAGTATGAAATTCTTACGGGTCATCTTGATACAATAGCAACAGAGATTTATGATTCTATTGAACCTGCTCTTTATTCATTGTTTACTTCATTAAATGCTAATCTTGATGGATTGAAAGAATTTTGTATAATGGTTGCACAGAATTTCATACCCATTGTGCAGAATATTGCTGATCATGTAATAGGGTTAATTAATTGGTTCAATGGACTGGATACAGGCACGAAAGAACTTATTGCAAAGGTGACTGCAATGGGAATTGCATTTACTCTTGTTGCTGTTCCCCTGATGTTGTTTGCCGGTATCCTCACGTGGACACTTTCACCCTTTGTAGGATTTATTGGTAAGGTTGGACTTGCAATAGAGCGCATTGGTATCTTACGTGCAGGGTTGGTTACATTCAATCCTAACGCTGTAATCTTTGGTAAAAACATAATGGATATCAAAGATTCAGTAGGAATGTTTGCATCCTCATTACTAAACATGAATGGTCCTTTAACCGTTGCTAAGAGTGGTATTGCAACATTTGTAGGGACATTCAAAACTCTTGGTGTTGGCGGTGCAGTTCAGAAGTTGCTCTTAGGTGGACTTTCAGGAATTTATGGTGCTATTACAGGTGTAGGTGGAGCATTTACAGCTGCTATTCCCGCAATCATGGGCGCTATTACAGCATTGTTACCCTTGATTGGTTGGATTGCTTTAATTGTAGCGGCAGTTACCGCACTCTGGTTTGCCTGGAAGAATAATTGGTTAGGAATCAGAGATATTACTGCCAATGCTATCGCGTTCATAATGGATCATTTTAAAATTCTTACTGATTTTATTAGTGAGACGTTTGGTGTAATCTTTGATAGTATTTCTAATTTAATTGATGCATTTATTAATGGTGATGTAAACGGACTGTTCAATGCTTTAGGTAGTCTTATTGGTGGAATCATCAGGTTAGTGGCTGGTTTACCGCTTAAGATGTTTGAAACTGGATTCCGTATGATCATTGATTTCTGTAAGGGAATCATTGATGCTGCACCGAATGTTGGTTCTTCACTTATTGAATGGATCTTAAATGGTGGAATCCAAGAGTTTATTGTTAGTGCAATTAAAGCGGCTGTAGAAGCAGGTGCAGCATTTGTAAAGGGTTTCATTGACGGAATTATGGGTAAAGCACCTGATGTCAAAGAGAAGGCTGAACCTGTAGGCAAGGCAGTTACAGATGGCATAAATGATGGTGTAGAGTCTGGTTTACCCGATGTCTATAAAACAATGGAAGATGGTGCTGTTAAAAGTGCAAATATTTTTGAACAAAAATTCAATGAATTGTTCAGTAAAGTAGATACTAAGAATCTTACTGATGATGAATTAAATAATTTTAAGGCACTTGAACTTTCAAGAAAGGTTGTTGATTTAACAGATTTAACAGATGATGAAAAACAATTTATTGGTGAATTACAAGCTTTAATTGAAAAAAATGGTGGTGAAATACCAGAGAAAGTAAAGAAGAAAATAGATGAACAAGTAAAGGAACAGAAACCCTGGGCTGCTTTCCATGAAGAGTTTAGAAAAGAGTTTGATTTGATTCTTCTAGAATGGAGCGCCATGAGTTTTGAAATGGCCCTAGAAATGAAAAAAGGATTTAAAGCGGCAGATCCATTTATCAAACTTACTGATGGACTCCAAGATGAAGAAAAACAGTTGATTGGTTTCCTTGAATCTGTAGCATCTGAATCTGGTAAGTTACCTGAAGATTTACAAAATGCGTTAAACACTAAACTGGAGATGAAACAACCACTTGAAGAATGGTGGACCGATTTCTACCAGAAGTGGAAGGATACAGAGAAATTAGTTGAAGAGAAAATAAATGAAGAACCTTTAACTATTAAAGTTGAACTTGAATTTATACCGAAAGAAGAAGTAAAAGAAGAAGAAGTAGAAGAAGAAGAAAGGATTTATTCAAAAGAAGAATTAGAACAAAAGGCAAGAGAATCATCAATACTTTTCAATAATAACTTTGCTGATGTTCTTACGGGTAATACAAGTGCAACCGGACTGAAAGCGATTATAAACGGTGAGATTGAAAAAACTGTAGAGGGTGCAGGTAAAGCGGGTAAAAATGCTGCAAAAAAATATGCATCTAATTTCACTAGTGGATTACGAGAAGAGGATATTGACAGACTGTTTATGGGGCCTGTTTCTTATGGTTTTGATGATATTTACACCAATGCAACTGCAATTGATTCTGAAGATATAACCATTGATGCAACTGTCACGCCTACAATCGATGAGGAGAAGAAAGAACAGGTAAAGGTTGATTCTAACACAGAGGGTAAAGCGTTAGTTGAATCTTACAAGAAAGGTATAGAAGAGAAGAAACCTGAACTTGACGCTACAGTAGATACAGTAAAATCATCAATCCTTGAGAAGTTGAATCTTGCAGAGAAGGCGTATGATCTTGGTTACACATTTGTCAATTCCTACACGAGTGGTATATTAGCAGCACTTCCCGCTCTACAATCTGCAATCAATCGGATGAATGGTATTCTGAACAGTGTAGAAGCACCACCTGTCAGTGTTACGTATAATGTGTCTGCTGCAATGGTTGACTTCGAAGGTTTGCCGCAACTTCAGGGTAGCGGCACTACGAATAACTATGACATTGATGTAAACCTGAATAATGCGACAATTCGTAGTGAGCAGGACATAGATAAACTTGCAGATGCCGTGTATGAACGTATTAGTAGGAATGCGGGGTTAACAGCATGAAAGCAGTTCTCCGTGGACTACGTGATTATAATGTTAATTCCTACACGGTTACTCTGAAGAGTAATGAGAAGAAATACTGTGTTGTTACCATCTCTGCAAAAGACTACTACACGCTTCAGAGTGAGTCAGAGTTGATGTTGATTGTTGATGGGATGGAAATATTCACTGGCGTAATCAACAAAATCAATTTTGATTACTTGAACAATAAATACAACATTACTCTGGATGAACTTGCTTACAAGTTATCATTTGACTATGATTTGATGAGTAAAAATGCAAGTTTTGACATCACTTACACCTTAACTACCTCTAACATCATCTTGTCAGAGATCCTTGCTAATACAGCGTTTACAGTGGGTTACGTGCCAATACAGACTATTCCTGAATTAAAAGGTGACAAACTCAATCGTTATGAATGGTTACGGTTACTTGCTGATAATTGTGTGTGTGGTCTTGATGCTGATGGAAAGTATACTACTATTGCTGATAACATTGTCTCTGAACAAACTGCGTGTGATGTGTGGACGGTAGGAAATGAGATTTATATCGGTGTCAATGGTTGCACTCGTAGTAACAAATCAAGTCATACCTGGAAC